ATACCAATCAGTTTTTCCTTTCCATAGTGGAAAAATATGTTCTCCTTTTTTTATATCAACCAAAGTAAATAAACCAATTCCATGTATTTTACTTACTCTTATATATGATTTAACACTTGTGTTTAAATAATCAAATGGTTTCATTTAATTTCTTTTTTTGGAATTTACTATCTATAAAATAACTCCAATTACAAGTGTGTCCCTTTTCAATTATTTTTGGATAGCTTTCTCTATATTTTGATTTAATTTCAAAATAATGTGAATGTAAATCTTTAGTATCTCTTAATGCAAAATAACTAAAAACTGATAATACACAATTTTCATTTGAAATTAGTTTTGAATAATCTTCAAACTTAGAATAGTTAGGGTCATCGTAAGTATCCATAAAGATACCATCAAACTTAACATCTAAAGTTGGGATTACATCTACCCAATTACCAAAATATAAATGAACATCCTCTTTATCTTCAGCCCACTTCTGAGCCTCCTTAAAGATTTGTGGGTTTGATTCAATACAATGATAATTACCAACCTTATTATAGATTGCATTAGCACTATACCCTAAACCAAATCCAACATCTAATACCTTTCCACCATTTTGTGTAACTATATTAGAATAAAATTCCATCAGTTCTTTGGATATTACATCCATTACAATTTTGGAATCATCTTCTTGATACGATATTCTCGTATCTGTTATTGTAACCTTTTTGTTTTTCATTTATTTAAAATAAATCACCCCAATCTTCACCTTCATTAGCCTTACTATAATCAGTAGGTCTAACAGCAAAAAAATCAGTATGAGTGAGTCCACCTGTAAGATGATAAAACCATTCTAGCTTTTCAGCCTTCGGTTTATCGAATTCGTGAATAGGGTTATAGCCCAATTCTTGTAATTTTGTATTTGTTCTTGCTTTAATAAACTCTTTTAAATCTTCTTTCTCAAGGTTTTCTAAATCACCTTGTTCAAATATCATATCAATAAAGTTTGTTTCTAACTGAACGATTAATCTTGAAGCCTCTTCTATTGATTCTTTACACTCATCTAATAATGTAGGATATTCTTCACACATATGTCTGAACAATTGACAACCCATCTTAGAATGTAGAGATTCATCTCTTACAGACCATTTCATTTGTTGTCCGATACCTTTTAGTAGATTTCTCATTTGGAATGAGTAGAGTACTGCAAATGAAGAGTATAGGGATACTCCCTCACTAAATGCAGAGAAGATTGCTAAACTTCTACCAACTTCTTGTCTTGCTTTTGGATTTGTTGCCAAATCTTCATGTGTCCAATTGTTAGTAGTAGCAGTAAGGAGTTCAAACTTCTCAGCAACTGCAGGTTCGTGCAAAAACGCTGAGAAGTCATCTAATCCTAATGTTTCATTTAAGTATGAATATGCAGTAGCATGAATTGTTTCTTGTGAACCAAACATCATCGCCATCTGTCTTATCTCGTGTTTAGGAAACCAATCGGTAACCATATTAGTCCAATAATCAGAAACTGCACATTCAGTTTGAGCAAAACCAAGTAGAATATTCCCCACTAAGTTTTTCTCAGCTGGGGTTAAACGTTCATTCCAATCTTTTACATCACCCTGCATCGGTATTTCAGTATGTAACCAAAATGCCTGTGCCTGTTTTAACCAACCTTCTGTATAGTAGATTGGATATTCAAATGGTTTAAATGGAATTCTTTCTTGGAAAATTTTGCTCATAGTAATTTAATTATTTTGATTCTTCTACTGAAGCTTTTCTATAATCTGTTACTAATTTTTTAACTTCACCAATTGCTTTTCTTGCTCTTGATTTAGCTGCTTTTGATGTACCATTGTGTTCTGCTTCGAATTGAGTATATAACTCAGTAATGTTTTCGAAAATTTCTTGTGAATTTGCCATAAATTTTTCTTTTTTTATTTAATTAATTTTGAAGTGACCAAATGTTTGGTCGTGTTTATAATTATAGTATATATTAAAAAACGATATTATTTTTTATAATTTTTTTTGTGTTTATTCATTTTTACACATATACTACTTTTATCATAACTATGTTATAATTTTTTTGATAGGGTTACCCCATATTTTCCACATATTTCTTATGTAGGAGTTTTTTAGTTTCTAATTGTCCACTTGCAGATTGTTTTGTTGCAATTACACCATCTGGTGAATTACCATCATATACTTCAATGTAACCTGTATTCGTATTCATCTTACATGGAAACGTAATTCCATCAGGTCCAAATCTGTTTTTCATAATGTGAGCTCTTGCAGTATCATTCAATTTATCTTTTGATTTTCTACTCCAACTCATAATGAAATCTGCATTCATTACTTTAGCATAAGAATCTGCAATCTTATCTGCTTCAATTACTTCTGAATCAATTGCTGAACGATTGGTTTGAGATGCTGTCCATATTGGGATTTCTAAATGTCCGCCCATACCACGAAGGTCAATATAAACACCACCTTGTTCTGCATAAGTTGAATCAGTTTTGTTTGAATCTGATAATAGTAAATCTGCATAATCTACAATGATTAAATCTGGTTTGTTACCAGAAGCAATCATCTTTTCAATATGTTGATTTAATTTCTTAACAGAAACACCCTTTGGAGGGAAATACTTAATAAGTAACTTTCCTTGTAATGATTGTATCTTTGATTTAACTTCTTCTTTTTTATCTTTCAAATCTGTTGATGGTATTTGAGTAAATACAGTATCATATCTAGCACCAACATAATGTTCTGATAATTCCATTGAGTAATGAACCACACTTAAACCATTTCTAACTGCATCTGCACCAAGTGCAGTAAGTATCCATGTTTTACCTACACCAGATGGAGCAACGATTACACCAAGTTCTCCAGGTCCTAATCCACCATCCATTAAATCATTTATAGGTTTCCAATTAGTTGCAACGGTTGAACGATTTAAATCTTCCATTCGTTCATCGAAATCGTTTTTATAATCTAATCCTAAATCCGTTTCATTACCAACTTTCATTGCAGCATCTACTAAATCTTTGATTCTATCATAAGAACCAGCTTGTAATAAATCAACTGAACGTAGAATTACTCCCTTAAGATTTTGATTTATACAAAAATCTTTAAATTCATTTTTAATATAATCTAAATCTACATTACCAATTTGTGTATGAACATGCTTTAACTGGTCTATTACAGTTTTTTTAAGAATATCATTATCTACTTTTGATAACTGTACCTTAAATACATCTAATGTAGGAGCTTTTTTGTACTCATTGTGATAATCAAGTATCTCGGATATAATCCACTTGTTAGCATCGTTCTCAAAGAACTTAGGAGTGGTTATTTCCCCTATTGTATCGAGGAACTTAGTATCAGTAAGAAGTGCAGATACAACCTTTGATTGAAATGATTGCCCGTATTTCGATAATGTATCTACTTTTTGTTCTTGCATTGATTGGGTTTTTAAAACTTATACAAATATACGAAATTTATTTTTAATATCCAAATTAATCAGTTATTAAATTACCAAAAGTATCTTTCAACCAAGAATTCAGGTCTCCAAATTTATCTGTAACTTTATATTTCAAACAAACTTTCAGGAAATCTATTTTATTTAATGGTTTGATATCTTCATTAAATCTATCTAAAACATTCATTTTTATTTGACCTGAGATATCAACATCTTTTAATTGCATTAATTTCTCATTCATGATAATCTGTTTTTTAGATTCTAAGATATCATTGTATAATTTAATCTTACCTTTAGTTTCTTCCTTTTTTTGTTCTGCCAGTTCAAGTAAATTATCAACGGATAGTTCATTATCATCTGTAAGTTCTGGAAACCTCTTTAGAAGTGTTTTAATACCACATCCATATACACCTGGTATATTATCTGATTTATCACCATCAAGTACTCTATAAAGTAATAAATTTTTTGGGTCTAAACCAAATTCTTCTTTGATTCGATTTGTATTATAAATTTTCTTTTTAGTAGGTGACCAAACAATTGTATCTTCATCAACTAATTGTAAAAAATCTTTATCAGTTGACATAACTACAGCTTGTTCTCCTTCTTTTAAAATTTTAGTTGGAATATATGCCATAATATCATCTGCTTCTACACCATCGTATATCATAGTAGTAAGTGGAAGTTCATGCATCATTTCCATTAACCAAACATACTGACGTTTCATAGATTCTCTTTCATCCTCATCGTTCATCATATCAGCGTACTGACGATTTACTCTAAGTTTGTTTTTATCTCTTCCAGCCTTATATTCAGGATATATTTTTTTTCTACTCTGTGAACCATTTTTTCCATCAAAAACAACAACAACTCGAGTCGGTTGAGTTTGTCTGATTGCATATCCAATAGAACGTAGGACACCAGTTACTCCTGCAACATGGTCTCCATCATCATTCATAGTTGGTATAGATGTCCAACATCTAATAAATGTATTTAACCCATCAATAATTAATACACGAGAATTCTTGTGTTTATCGATATTTTGAGTTCTATCAGTTTCAACTGACTCTAATATGTTCTTGTATAGTTCTTTCATAAAACTTCTTTTAAATCTTCTTCAAAATAATCTTCTAATGCATTTAATCTATCATCTGCATCTACTAATTTAATCAGAGCTTCCTCTGCATTTTTGTAGAAATCTTCAGTAGAATGGTCGCCGATACCAACTGATTTGTTTCCAAGAAGGTCTAAAGAAAGTAGAGCTTTGGCTTTATCAGCCTCAGCACTACTTTTTAACATTGTATATAACTTTTTATTCATAATTATTTATTCTGGTATTAAATTAGGGTCGTGTACTAGTGAATCAATATCTTTAGTATCTGTTTTATATTGTAATATTGATTCTTCACATATTTTCTTGTAAATTTGTTCTCTAACTGAATCTCTATCTTCCATAATATCTATGAAATCTTTAGATTGAAATTTAATTTCTTCACCAGTTTCGGTATCTACATATGTGTACCAAGCTCCTGCTTGTTTTACCAATTTGTTTTCTTTCATTACCTTTAACCACGAACCGTAGTTATCGATACCTCTGTCAAAGTAAATCTCAAAATCAGTTGCTCTCAATGGAGGACCCATTCTGTTTTTTACTACTTGACATCTTACTTTCATTCCAACTGTCCTATCGTTACCGTTTACCTTTTGTTTGATTTGTCCCATACCTTTCAACCTCAATCTTACAGATGCATGAAAAGCAAGAGCTTTTCCACCACTTGTAGTCCATGGGTCACCGAATGGCATGGCATTCATCTTCTGTCTAAGTTGGTTTGTGAACACTAATGAGATTTTTTGTCTACCAATCATATTGGTAATCTTTCTCATTGCTTTGGAGATAATAATTGCTTTATCAGTAGCATATCCATCTTTACCATAATCAGCTGCTAGTTCTGTTTTGGTTGATGCTGCTGCAACTGAATCTACTACGATAGTTACAATTTTATCTTTAGATGTTTCACGAACTTTTTCAATAATAGTTTCAGTAAAGTCAAAAATCTGTTCAACCGAATCTGCGGTTACATATAGAAGTTTAGAAACGTCAACACCGATTGCTTCTAAAAATTCTCTACTTACTGCAGTTTCTGTATCAATAAGAACAGCAACACCACCTAACTTTTGTGTTTCCGCAAGGAGGTGTGCCGATACTAATGATTTTCCACTTTGTTCTAAACCTGTTATTTCTGTAATTCTTCCAACGGGTAAACCACCAAAAGGACGATTAGAAATAGCAACATCCAACATAGCACATCCAGTCGATACCCAGCCTTCTACATTAGTAGGTGCTTCATCGGAATCTAAGAAAAATGCTACTTTCTGTTCTTTGGATTGTTTGTTTAACTCACCTGCCAGAATATCTGCTAGGTCCAGTTCTTTTACTGCTTTCTTTTTCGCCATTTAGTTTGATTTAGTTGTTAAATAAGTCATCAAATGCAGCTGCAACATCATCAGTTTTCTGAGGAGCGTTGACTTCTGCTTTTGGTGTAGTTGGTGTAGATTGTACTGGTTTACTTTGAGATAAAGTAGACTGAGATACAGTTTCTTCCTTTCCTTCACCACTTGGATTTAACCATCCCTCTAATACTGATTTTAATTCATCATAAGATAATTCAGAATATAAATCTGTAATTTCAGTTTGATTTTCAATAAATGCAGTTGCTTTTGTAGCATCTTCACTCACTGGTGTTTCATTTGGTTTAACTCTAATAGTAGTAGTTGGATAAGTAGTTCCAGCTTCTTCTGCTGATTTATACTCGATTGTTAAATCTCTACCACTTGTTGGGTCTGTAATGTCTCCATAATCTGGATCAGCAATATACCCAAGAATTTCTTGATATACTGTTTTACCAAATCCCCAAAAACGAACTCCTTCGCCTTCTTCACCTCTTACAACAACAGGTACGAAAGTTCTCAACTTAGGCTCCATAGCCTTTGCTGCTTTCCAATCTTCTTTATCTCCCATTCTTTTTAGTTTATCCGCAAACTCTACAATAGGGTCTGGTCTACCAAATGATTGTGGTGATAAATAAGTTTTGTTGTTAATGTTGTAGTGAAAGTACAATTCGATAAATGGATTATCCTTATCGAATTTGTAAGGAACTACCCTTACTTGATGTTTACCTGGAGTTGGTTTCCATAGTGAATCTGATTTTCTTTGTGTGTTTTGTAGTTTGTTCAGTCTACTTCTGATTGCGTTAATGTCTAAAGCCATGATTTTTACCTTTTAGTGTTAATTATTAATTGTTTAAGTTTAAAGTTAAACAATTAATAATTAACACTAAAAGGTAAAAATCATGGCTTT